GCGCTTGTTGTGCAGCCAAGCGGTGTAGTCGCCGTGCCGCGACACGGGGATCTCGTCGCGCCCGATCAGTGCGCCGGGGCGGACGGCGTCGCGCTGGCGGCAGGTCTCAGTGGTGACGTAGGCGTAGGTCATTGCGCCACCTCTTCATCGAGCGGAGCTCCCGCGTACAGCCAGCGCTCTAAATCCTTATCGAGCGGAGCGCCCGCGTACAGCCAGCGCTCCAGACCGTCGTAATCGTCGGCGGCGCGGAACTGTTCGGCCTTGGCCCACAGGGCTTCGGCTTCGGCGCAATCGAGCACGGTCAGGACGTGACCATTTATGGTGGTAGTCATTAGAGCACCTCCTTGGCGGCCGCATCGGCGCGGAAGGCAGCAACTGCCGCTTTTCGAGTAGCGAACTGGCCCCGGCGGGCGGCCAGCTCATCGCTTTCGATCATGTTGCCCAGCTCCAGGCAAATGATCCACTTGCCTGTCTGGGCGTGGCGGCAAATGATTGCCGCGCTGGTTTCGAGTTGGAGGCGCATTACCGCACCGCCTTTTCGGCCATGCGGATCACGCGGGCGCGCTCGTCAAAGTTCATGCCGGTAAGCTCCTCATCGCTGATACGTTGGGCGGCCACGCGAATCCAGCGCTGCTCGTAAACGGACCAGAAGGTCACCGTGTGGTCTCTGTGGAAGGTAGGGCTGAACATTAGAGCACCTCCGCAATGGCGGCATCGTAAGCGGCCTTCGCGGCGGCGTCGAGAATGGCCTCGTATTCGTCGGCGAGGTCGGCGGTCGCATCGTCGCGGCGGTCGAATGGAATCGACCCGCACCACGTCCCCGTGGTCCAATCCGCCGCCTTGCGTTGGTGGCCGTTGTCGACGGCCTCTAGTTGGTAGCTGGCCTCCTGCCGTCCCCACTCTGCGCCGCGCTTGGCGGCTTCTTTTTTGATTTGTTCGCTCAACATAAGTTTCTCCTGTGTGCCGGTCAACCGGGGCGTCACGCGCGCCTCCCAAAGCGGTAACGGCTGAGCATGTGGAACCCGTCGTTATCTGCATTGCGGGCGCACAGCACGACGGTTCCCCAAGACGATTGCGCCTTGGCGCATTTGATGGCATCTGCTTTGGAGTCAAAGAATTTTTGCTCAAAGCCGTTCTCTGTCATGTATTTAGCGTTTGTAGCGGTCGGTGTCATCTGTTTTCTCCTGTGTGCCAGCGTTGCTGGCTACATCTATAGAATAGCAGAAACCATGCTTTATGCAATAGGAAAAATGCACTGATCGTAAAATAAATCATGGCCACTCGTCCGCCTCGCTGGTGCCAGCGTTGTCTTGCCGCCCATGGTCCGCAGTGCCCGGCCCGTCCGCGACCCGCTGACCGGCGGCCAGACTCGACCAGGCGCGGGTACGACGCGACTTGGCAACAGCTTAGTGTCATGGTGCGTCGCGAGGAGCCCGTGTGCCGCATCTGTCAGGCGGCGGTGGCTACTGAGGTGGACCACATCGTGCCGCTGCGTGCTGGCGGCCCGCGTCTGGAGCGGAGCAACCTGCAGGCCCTGTGCCACCAGTGCCACGTCTGGAAGACTCGGGGCGACCGGCGGCGCTATCCATAAATCCGGCTTATAGCTGGCTGACTAGTACCCTGTGGAAATCTGGGCGGCAAAAGGCGAAGCTGAGGCGAAGAAAAGGGGAGGGGTGGGTCGGATCTTGGCGGGTTTGAGCGCAGCACCGACTTCGGAATCCGGTTACGTTAAATTCTGGGTTTCCCGGTTTCGGTTTCCACGGGTTTTGCACAGGTTTTTCACAGGTACCCTCAAAAAACCACTAGTACTGCATTTGCCGACATGGTATAAGCGCATTTAAAACGTTTATGGTGGTATAACTTGAAATTATGGGACTACGAGGACCGATACCGAAAAACCCGCCGCCCAAGCCCGGCCCGATCATCCAGGAATCGATCGCCCCGCCGGCCAACCTGTGCCCCGAAGAGGTCGCCATCTTCCGGCAACTTGTCGAGGACAATCGCGCCGCTGGCGTCCCAATGCGCCAGGCCGACGCCGCGCTGTACGCCGACCTCGCCTCAGCGACGTATCGCCGCGAGTCAGCAGCAGACGACCGCGTTTGGCTTGCATTAACCCGGCAAATGGAAGAGTTGCGCGGCCAGCTGTGCATCGGGCCACGAAGCCGTGGCCGCGCCGGAATCCGCGACGTCGAAAAGCCGGTCGCCAAGACGGCCTTGGCAAAGGTTCTGGAACTTGCCAAAACAAAGCGCCAATAAAGGCAACTGGCTGGACCTGAGCGCGGTGCAAATGGCCGAGACGCTTATCGGCGGTCTCACGCTGACCAAGGCGACGCGATCCGGTGGTCCTGAGCCGTTCGAGCTGCTGCCGCATTCGCGGAAGTTAATCGCCAACCTGCTCGGATGGAAGCGGCCCGACGGCCGCAGGCTGTACCGGAAGGCGTTTGCCAGTATGGGCCGGAAGCAAGCGAAAACGCAGACTGTCGCCGCGTTGGTCGTCGCTGAGTTTTTTCTGTCGCAGGAGAAAAAACAGGAAATTTACATGGCCGCGAAGGACCGCGACCAGGCCTCTATTTGCTTCGACGCCGTGGCCGACATGATCCGCGCATCGGAAGACCTACTGCCGCTGGTGACGATCACCGAGTCAAGAAAATTGATCCGGCACAACGAGTCCGGCTCAATCATCCGCGCCCTGAGCAGCGACGGCGCTGGGAAGCACGGCTACAACCCCTCGCTGGTGGTGTTCGACGAACTCCACGCCTGGGGCATCGCCGAGCAGGAGCTTTACGACGCGCTCACCACCGGCTCCAAGTCGCGTCGCAACCCGTTATGGGTGACGATTACGACGGCGGGGAGCAACCAGGAATCCATCTGCTACCGCGAGTACCAATACGCCAAGCGTGTGGCTTCCGGCGAGATTCAGGACGAGTCGTACTTCCCCTTGATTTACGAAGTCCCGATTGACGCCGACTGGACCGACCAAAGCCTGTGGCCGCTGGCGCTGCCGACGCTCGGCGTGCTCCATGATATCCGCGACTACGAAGAAGAGTTTCGGCAGGCCTTGGCGCGGCCCGAGAAGCAGAACACGTTTCGGCGGCTGTACCTGAATCAGTGGACCAGCGCCACGACTACATGGATACCGCTGCGCGACTGGGACCAGTGCATGGACGAGTTCCCAGATCTGGCCGGCGTGCCGTGCTACGGCGGGCTGGACCTTGCTGCTGTGCGCGACCTGACGGCATTTGCGCTGTGCTGGCCGTATGAAGGCAAAGTCTACTACCGGGCCTGGGCTTACCTACCGGCGAAGATGCTGGCCGAGAAGACCGCAACCGACGGCGTGCCTTATGTCCAGTGGGCGCAGGGCGGCCACATCGAGACCATGCCGGGGAACACTGTCGATTGGCGCTATGTCGTGGCTCACATAGAAAAGCTGGCCCAAGAGTACAACATCCAGGCTATTGCCTACGACCGCTACGGAGCCCGCGATACGGCGCAGCAACTGCAGGACGCGGGTATAAGCGTTGTCGAGTTCGGGCAGGGCTACGTGTCGATGTCGCCCGCCGCGAAGCGCTTCGAGCAGTTGGTGCATGAGCGCCAGTTGGTGCATGACGGCTCGCCGGTCCTGCGTTGGAACATTGAGTGTTGCGAGATTGCCAGCGACCCGGCGGGCAACATTAAGCCAGTCCATCCAGACCGTCACCGCGAGACGACCCGCAACGATTTGGTAATCGCCTGCGTCATGGCGACTGGAATCAGCACCAGCGCCAAGCCGAAGGAGCGCAGCGTCTACGAGGACATGGTGCCGGTCACGTTGGGTCGGTAGCACGCCAACCAACATTCGTGATACCGTGGTAGCACGATGCAGTAGGATTGTGATACCGGATGAACCTTTTCGGCAAGCTCATGGTCAAACTCGGCGCAACGCCGCCACCAGATAACGACTTCTGGTATCGGCCTGTGTCTGGTTCGAAGTATTTCGTGTCGAGCGAGTCGGCCATGCGTATCACTGCTGTGTGGGCCTGCGTGCGCGTGATTGCCGAGACTATCGGCAGTTTGCCGCTAGGGATCTACCGGCGTGGTCGAGATGGCCGCGAGTTGGATCGCAACCATCCGCTCTATTATCTGCTGCACGACTCGCCCAACGCGGACATGACCGCTTTTGAGTTTTGGGAACTCGCTGCCAAGTGCCTGTGCCTGTCGGGCAACTTTTACGCGAAGATCCAGACCAACCAGCGCGGCGACGTGACCCAGCTGACGCCGCTGTCGCCGTCGTCCGTGCGCGTGTTCCGCGACCCGGAAACAAAGGTCATGGTGTATCAATACGGGCAGCAGATGTTCACCGCATCGGACATCCTGCACATCCCAGGCCTAGGGTACGACGGCGAAGATAGCCTGACCGGCTTCTCGCCGGTTGGCTACATGGCCCAGGCCTTGGGCATGACGCAAGACGCCGAAGGCTACGGGGCCAACTTTTTCCGCAACAACGCCACGCCGCCTGCTTACATGACCGTGCCGCAAGCGTTGAGCAACGAGGCGCGGAAGAATCTGCAGACCTGGCTCATGGAAAGCTTCGGCGGCGTTCGCAACGCTGGAAAGATCGGCGTGCTTGAGCAGGGGGCGGAAATCAAGACGGTGGCTATTAATCACCGGGACATGCAGTTTTTGGAGTTGCGCCAGTATCAGAAGGCCGACATCTGCTCCATTTTCCGCGTGCCGCCGCACATGATCCAGGACCTGACGCGTAGCACGAATAACAACATTGAGCATCAGGGCATCGACTTTGCCACGCACACTATCCGGCCTTGGCTGACCCGCATCGAGAAGCGGATTAACCTGCAACTGTTTGGCCCGCGCGAGGCGACGAATTACTACGCCGAGTTTAACATGGACGCCTTGTTGCGCGGCGACGCGGCCAGCCGGGCGAACTACTACAGCGCCATGCGGAACATAGGCGCGCTGAACGCGAACGAGATCCGCTCGAAGGAAAACATGAACCCATACGACGGCGGCGAGCTGTATCTGGTGCAGGGTGCCATGGTGCCGGTCGCGCAGGCCGGCGCGTTTCAGGGAGGTCAGCAATGAATGTAGACCAAGCACAGCAGTTACTACTCCAGACGCCGCAATCGCTTGTGTCCTCGCTGCGGCCCGCCGACCTCCTGCAAATGCCGGAGGAGGGCGACAAGGTCGAGTTACCCGGAAAGCGCAAGCGCGACGTGCTGTTCTATAGCGGCGCGAAGGTCGAGCGCGTCGACATGTGGTCTGGGGACGCCTACGACCTGTCGTTTGCCATGGACGGCGGCGACCTGACGCAGCTGGCAGGCAAGCCCGTTCTCGACGGTCACCAGCAATATGAAGTCGAGTACGTCCTCGGCGTGGTGGAGAGCCCGCGGCGTACCCGTCGCGGCTACGAGGCGACGTTGCGGTTCAGCGACCGCGAAGATGTTGCGCCGGTCTGGCAAGACATCGAGGACGGCATTCTTACCAGCGTTTCCATGGGCGTTCAGATCGTGGAGATGACGCAAGCGCCGGATTCGACGGTCAAGCGGCCACACCTGCTGGCGAGCAAGTGGAGACCGTTTGAGATCTCCATTGTGCCTATTGGGGCCGATCCCGGAGCCAAGTTTCTTTCGGCCAGCCTTTCGGCGGCCAAACGAATTTCTACCGCGCCCAGCGCGGCTGAAAACCACGCCCGGCACGAGTTGGCGCTGCGAGAGCGGCGCTGGCGGGT